AACCACAGCATTCAGGTCTGTACGAGTTCCGAGAAGTTCTAACCAGGTGTTGTCTTCAGAAGTAATCGAGAAACCTTCCGATGGCCCAACGCCGAGTTGTGTCATAACCATCAATGCGCCATTAATGTGCATTATGAGTTCTTGGTCAAAGCTTGTATCGTTGGCGTCGATACCAAGCATCTTCTTTATAGATAGAAGAATGCTATCTACCATAGTTTAGTGTCCCCCCTTATTTTTAGTAATCCACCGATCTTTGTCTTTACCAAGTTTACTCAACTCATAAACCTCGACATTTTTATCTGCTTTGATAAGTCGTTCAATATTCTTACGGGTTGCTGCCGCCCCTTCGTGTAAAATAATACCTAATCCCAAAGTTGCTTTTTTACTCATTTCCTCATCTTTAATAGCATGCCATTCTTTAGTTCCTTTTTCATACATGCTCGCATCGATATTATGAATTTTCCAAGCTAAAGATCCAATCCCATCCGCATTATTTCTCACTTCGTTTCCAGATACATAAATATGAACTTTATTATAATTGTTTCTAGCTAAGTACTCTTGAACCATTGAATCAGCACCCACGCAATCCCCAATCAAAACTTCTGCTTTCCGATTCATTATCGAGTCTAAATATTTCGTAAGACTTTCATGTAATTGTTCTCGATAATATTCAGATTCTTTCGACTGCATCTTAGAAGTCCCGGAGATAAAAACTTTTTCGGGGGTTCTCTTTTTTTTTTTTTTCTAATGCATTCCACGGACTCCATAGTGTTTGAACTCTACCATAGCTTCGTATCACCTCTTCTTCGTTCAATTGGTAATCGCATTAAACTATTTGAAGATCCAAAGTGAAGTGCATTATGCGTGTTTATCGATGTACATATCAAAAACTCGGGATTTAGAATTGCTGGATTTCCATCCTCAACGTCTTCAAGAGTCATTGGATTCATATGATGAATGCGAATTGCGTCTAAAATATCGCGACCCTGAATCGCAAGATCGAGAGCACCATCTCTAACAATGATTTTGTTACGAAGAGATCTCCAAACAGTCGAGTTGTAAAAGTCCTGATTGACATACCGATCGAAACCAAACGTTGTAATTCCTATGGATTTACGAAGACATAAGTAATTGAATCGCTCTTCAAATGTTTTTAATGCTATCAGCTCAGAATATGTTCTAGTCTTCATCGTCATCCCTACTTGTGTCACCGGCATATGTTCTCATAGCAGCAATGGCTTCTGCATAAAGTTCGTCGACTCGTTTAGCAGCGCGAATCGATTCTGTCTTAGCTGTGAGAAGTTCAGATTGTTTTTCGAGAATGGTACGTTCTACTTTAGTATTCATAGAACCAAGTTTTAAGAAATGTGTGACTTCCTGGGCACTTGCTGTCCCAGCTCTCATACGTTTCTCTGCTAAATCCATGGCCAAAGAGATCATCTGATTCTCTCGACCTTCTGGTGTAGTGGCTGGTGGAGACTTTCGTTCCTGTTCTCGTTCGGGCCGAGAGTATTTAGCCATGGTTAGCCTCCTTTCTATTTTTCAGCGTCCAATAAAGAATCTACATAAACTTCACCAATACTTAGTAGAACTTTATTGTCAAAAACATCTTGTGACTTCTTTGCTTTCATATAATAAGAATAATCTATAACTTTCTGGTCAAATGTAGCCGCTCGGTTAAATGAGATTCGTGCACTAGTCTGTATACTAAGAACTGGCTCTTTCATTAAATGTTTTTGTAGATCCGTACTCACTGTCTCGTCTAAGAGTTGGATACCCTCCACAATTAGTTTACGACTCTTTGAATATTCCTTAAGAAGAGGAAAGATCTTGTCGCTTTCCTCATAATTTAACTTACCATCTTTATGAATCTTCTTGACATCAACACCTTTAACCTTTAAAAATTTGGAGAATGGTGTTGATTGCCATTTGCGTCCGCCATAAATCAAATCTAAATGAATTGGTTCGGCGTTTAACTTCTTGGCTAGGTTTAAAGCCAGTGTTGACTTACCAGAACCAGAAATTCCAGCAACATATAAAATATTGTGACCTTTGGTCCCCAAAGTATTTAAACGTCCAGTTCGTACCTTAAATTGAGATCGTTCTTTACCTTTTCTAACACCCCAACGCATTCCAAGAACTCCATAGTGAGATAGATTACCCCCAAAACATAGGACATTTGGCATAGCGTTATCTCCTTTCATATAAGTTTTGGAATACTTTGGTGATACTTAATCGAGGTGGAAAATGCCGCGATAGCCTAAAAATGCCCTCCGGGGAAAATATCAGGATCCTCGCGATGTAGAGGTAGGGTGTGATATTTCACCCTCCCCCCCGGTCATCAACATTGTTTTGTGCGTAGACTTTTCGATACATACCATTGATGTTGAAGCTTACAATCTCATTGATTGCATCATCAACTGCTTTACTATAATCTGCATCAGACAAGTCATCTGATGTCTTAGAAATCCTTGCAAGATAGTTGCATGTGAAATACTTCATGTCCTCATCAAATCGTTTCCACTGATCCCATTGCACGAAGGGGTCAAATGGATTATCTATAGTAGTTAACATCATGTCTTTCATCATGACCCTTCTCCTTTCAATGCTCTTGATAACATAGAAACAGAGACGCCAAGTGCATCTGCAATTTCAGATAATGCTCTACCTTGTGATTGATAGATTCTAGCACGAGCAACTTTGCTATCAGACATTACAGTCTTAGTTCTTGGAATTGCATAAGATTGCACAACATCTAAGTTCGTGTTGCTTAAGATCTGTTGTAACAAGTTAGTACTAATTGCGCCAGCTTCAATAGCATCCCATTCTTTTTGTGTAATTGGAACAGGTTGTTTGTTAGCACCAACTCTAACACGTTGTGTTGCTAGTATTTGGCCTCTAAGTTTCTTGATTTGAGACGCATCCATATCGGGATTAGCTTCTACTCTTATCCTAAGTATCTTGTTGCCAGTAGTATGCACTCGTCTCTCAAAGGGCTTATTAGCTTTTGCAATATCGAGCTTTGCGTTAAGTGATGCTACTTCAGGTGCATATGCTAACTTAGCCGATTGATTATAAGGTGACATCTTAATAGAGGCGGACTCTTTACGTGCTAGATCACCAAGTGCTTTCATTGAATTAGCATAATTAGCATATACAATTTCAATTTCTTCACGAGACTTACTAATAAGAGTATAGGCGTCATTTGTTTCATACATCTTTGTAGATTTTGGGTTGTGCAGTTTAATAAACTTACCCTTCTTATTAGTATATCCTTCGTTAGTGTAGTTATAAACCTTCTCTCCTGTTTTAACATCAACAGAGTAAGCTCCTTTTCTAACAAGAGTGCGTCCAGTAGCAAGGGCTTGATCTTTGGTAAGGGGTTTCCTTTTGAAGGGGCGTTCTTCTGAAGAAGATCGGCTGATTAAAGTAGAAGAACCTCTTGGATTTGTTAGAGTTCCACCTTGATACTCGACCTTCAACTCGGCTATCCTGTTATCTATATAGGACTGCTTATAATTGAGCTCGTGTTTCTCAGCATCGATTACAACCATGCTATGTTTTACTGCACGTATAACTTTATCGAGTGGAGCGCCTCTGACTTGCATGTCTGAAATAAGATTAGATATCTTACCCATTTGATCGCCCTTTTGTTGAGCGGTCATTACGGGGATACCTTTAACTGGTGGATAAGCTTTCTTAGGGTTAAACTCCTGTAGATCTTTTACAGTAGCAGAGGCTCTAATTGTCTTTGGGTTATAAGGAATGGCTATAACAGTATCGCCATCGAAGTCAGCACCTGAAAGCTTTTGTGCTGTATGAGGGGTGGTGCCAATAGCATCGGTGCCGTTACCAAGAACACTAATTGCTTCTTTATTCTTTAGATTGTTAGTTACGATAGGAATCTCAAATGTTCCAGCATGTGGATAACGAATAAGAACTAGTTGCTCTCCTGGCCTATAACTAGGAGAATAGCATTCATTATCTTTCAACGATGTAATTGGTATAAGAACATTAGATGTTTGACGAGGTAAGGCTGCTGCTTTTAGATGAACAGCTTTTGAATCACAATCATCAGCAAACGAATCTAACAATCTTTGTTTAACAGCAGCTTGAGTAATCTTTGAGTATGAATCAAAGGTGTCCTTTTGATCAAGATATGCTAGATTTAATTGTTGCTTGGCAAGTTCGGTAGGTTGTTTTGATAGGAACTGACTAGATAAAGTCTTGCTCCATGTCTGCCAACCACCTTCAACACCAGAGTCTTGTTTACCAACAAAACCAACAATGTTTAAAGCAGATTGTTGTTCTTTTCCTTTTTTGTCTGTGTATGTGGTTTGTCGAATACTAGCACCAAATTCGTTGATCTTCTGTTTTCCATCTTTATCAACATATATTGATCCGCCATCCTCAATATCCACAACCTTGTTCATCTTTTTCATGGCACCAAGTTTACCAACAGATGAATCTTTGACCGTATTATAAACAACATCAACTCCATCAGGCATATCACCATAGGCATATATAACCATGCCCTTCATATAGTGAGTACCATCAACAGCGACTCGTGCTTGCCCATAATGTTTATCGGGAGGAAGTGCTAAATCTGGAACACCTCTTCTAATTTGTATTACTCCATCCATGTTAGAACCAGATGGAATATCATTATCAAAGCGAACCATAACACGTTTGGAATCAATAGAGACAGGAGGCTTCACTGTGTTAAAAGTAAGGCCGTCGTCGGAAGACCACGCACCCATTAATTGAATATCTTCTGCATGCTTAGAAGCAAAAAGATAAGCAATTTTATAATCTTTCTCGTCCTTAGTTAGTTTCTTCCATGCAGTTGGATCTTTGATAATATAATCAGCTTTTGCTTTTGCCATTGTTTCAGGAGATAATAAAGCACGAACAGTTGTCTTATTAGCAGTTCCCATTTGTTGAGTTTGAATAGGCGCGAGAACATATCCTTTTTCTTTGAGTTCAGCAACAGCTGTGTCCATCTTTGTTTTATTCACGCCAATTAGATAATTTGAAGCTTCGCCAACGTCAATCATTCCTTTTTTATCTGCTTCAGATTGAATCGTATCTCGTGTTGCTGCAGTTGCTTTATGCCTTTCTTGTATCTCAGGCTTTAACCAATTACCAACACTATTTGGACTTGCTCCCATTCTTCTAGCAATAGCGACATCAGAGTTTCCCTTGGCTCTTAGTCTATACGCCATGGCAGCTCTTGCCGCATAAGCAGCTTCTGATTCCACATGTATCTTTGCACGAAGTGCAGTTGTGTTTGTTAATCCGAAACTCTTAGCGATGTCAGGATCAGACATTCCTTCTTTTCGAAGCTCAGAAACAAGTGTTCCAAACGATTTAGATCGTTGTGGGTTCTTACCAGAACCATATGGATATCTTCCACTGTGACGAGGCGTGCCAGTATGTTTTATTAAATATGCCATCGGTTCCTAAGCCTCCTTAATCTTTCAATTCATTAATTCTTTTATCGAATTTCATAATGCGTTCCATGATAAAGAAAATATCTTCAGCAATAGGATTTGCAACAAGTACTTCATCTAATTGATAAAGACGAAGTTCTATGTCAATGTCACGAGGATTAAAACTATACTCAAGACAAAATAAAGCTGCATATACTTCTAATTGTTTAATTGATGCTGGAGTGCGTCCATTCTTTAAATCATGAATTCGAAGTAATTTATTTTTGAAAGATATAGAGTCTGCTGTACCAAAGGCATTAAAAGAATAGAATAAACAAACTTCAGTGTCCATTCTAAATCCAATTCCATCATTGACATACATGTTTAAAGTCTTATTGATCCTTGGTAATTTAACACCAAGTTTAATCAATTTTGCGGCAAGCTCATGGAGCTCTGTGCCTTGTTGTGAAGCGCGCCAATTGGTATACACAGCATCTAGTTTACCGTCATCATAATTCACCCATGAATATTTACTGGGTGAAAGAAAGGCGTGGGCATTTTCAAGATTTGGATGGTAGTTAAACTTCATACCAAACGATATCTCCTTTCCAGTTCGGATAAAACTTCATCTTTGTTTTCTGGATACACAAACATTGCGTTATTACTTAAAGGAGACTCTTCAACATAATATCCTTGATTGGGTCGTTTCTTCGAAGATGAGGTTTTTTTACCTTCAAGTAAAACATATCGTCCGTTTGGAAAAATAACAGTTGCATCTGGAATCCCTTGAATATAATTAGCATCATTGATAAGGACTTCAGATCCAGGAAGGCATTCTCGAATTTCTTTATAAAGCTCACTCTTGAATTCAGATTCTTTCTTTATCATATATCGCCTCCTTTTGAGCAAAAAGAAAGAGTAAGTGTAGGGACTTTGTCCCGTGTCGCGAACACCTCACTCTCTCATTATAGGGCATGTTTTTATTGCGACCCCTCGAACTCCTTTGTGATCCATCTTTTCTCATTAAAGTTCTCTTTATTCTCTAATGATGTCTGTATGGCTAGTTCAATTGGTGCTATAGAAATAAGGTGATAATAATAGAGATGAAGAAATGTTGTATTCATTCGATCTATTCTTCCTGCAGATTGTATAAGTGCTTTGTATGAATATGTTTGTGAATAGAACACAATACAATCGGTATCAATACAATTCCAAGCTTCCTTTGCTGCTGTGTATTGACATAGATACACCCAGAACTTCGTGTTTGGAATATCATCATGGTTGTGACCGTTCCACTCAGAATAAACAATATCGTTGGAACCACACCAATCTCGAAGAACTTGAAGTTCATAATTAAAATTATAGAATACTATTACTTTACTATGTCGAGCGTAAATTGATGAAATAGCTTTAACTCTCGATTCGTCTGAATTGATAAGTCTTCGTAGTAGATAACATAATTGGGAAATATCACGAATTGGTTTGTTATCAAAAATATTCCATCGTCTTTGGGATAAAGTGTTATAATGATTTTGATTAAATTCACATATGATATCTTTATGATATTGAGTGGTAGCACGTTGATCATACATATCAACAATGATACTATCTCGATTTCGAATCAAGCGAGGAACATTGAAATATCGATCTACTTTAGGATACTTAGAAAAGCGACTCCACATCACATGCTCTCGCTCAAACTCGGTTTTGTTTTTATAGAAACCATTAGCTAGAAATACTGGCATATACTCTAACCAAGTATCTCCTGGAGTTGCCGATAAAAGTATCCACGAATTGTTTTTAGTAATCTTAAGAAAGGACTGCGTCCATGCTCCATATCCAATAACCTTTGATTCATCAAATATAAACATTGCACTCTTAATATGTTCATACTTTTTAATATTATTCCACGAATCAATATCGGTTAAGATTAAAGGGACCATGGCCGCTTCTCTTGTCCAATCACAACTATCTCGTTTCTTAGGTGTGGTAATAACATATATTGGAATTTTTAAATTTGATTTTTGATACTCGTGTCCTGGATATAACGGGGACGATCCTTTAAGAATCTTCTCAAACACATAAACAAGAGAAGTGAGGGTTTTACCGGAACCCGTTCCTCCTCTAAGGATACAACCATTATGCATCTTTTCAATTGCATCAATCTGATAATCAGTTAGTTGTATGTTCAAACCCTCACCTCCTTTCACTATCCAATTAGATTACGCGTGAAGTCCACCACCACAAGTACCGTCACACACTTCACAATCGCCACACCCACCAATAGCCTCTTGTGCAGTGTCAAGTGCCTTTGAATATTTCTTTGCTAACTCGTCAACCACAAGTACAAAATATCCCTCTTTCAGATATGCTTTGATTCCACTCTTTCCTTGAACTTCCCAAGTATAACCTCGAAGAATGAGATCTACTTGTTCTAATTCAGCGAAGTCAAGAAGATTAACATTCTCTTCTGAAAGTTTTGACATCTTTCCATCTGAAACTAAAACAATATTTGGAGGATAGTTTCCATAATTAAGTTTTACAGCGACCATTGCTTGTGGTGGTTCATCTTCTCTTGAGTTGAGCCAACGAATGTTCCATCCATCGCGTTCCATGCTTTGTGCAATATCATCAGGGAGGAATACACAGAAGTTCCGGTTTCCTGCCGGGTTGTAATTACCTACAGCACCTGCGAAGTTTCGAAACATTACACGAGCGTTATCAATACGAACCTCTAATTTATCTTTTTTCGGAATTGTCTTTAATTGTGCCATAATATTAATCTCCTTTCAAAATTGTGGCATTTGCCACTGGGGCTTCTTTTGGTGAATCATCAAAACCAATAGGATAATCATTACTTACTTCGGTCTCATCCCAATTATCCACAAAGTCTGTGATTGCTCCATAACTCTTTATAGATGTAATTGCTTCATCCATTAACCTGTAGAAGTAAGCTAATGCGATCTGATCTTCGTTGCCAAGTGACTTAATAATATCTCTTTCTTTCCAACGATAACCTTTAGTACCAACCACAGAATTATATGAGTCACCACTCTTACGAAGAAGGATGCCACCACCAACACCATCAATAACTGGAACAAACGAACCAACTTTTCCAACATGAATATAATTATGTTCACCTTGTGGAAGTCCTTCATTAAAATCCAAATATATCAAGGCAGGTGAAGTAACATTTTTTATTTGTTTGTAATCATCAAACTCAATTGGTTCTTTAGAAAATACTTTCTTAAATAGAAATGGTTCTGCAAATTGCGCTCCAGTAGCTGTCCAAGTTCCAATTAACTTCTTCTTAGCTGCCCAACCATATTTAGCAATATAAACAGCATTGTTCACTAAACACATCTTTTCATAAGTTGCTTCGTGTTCAAATATATAACCATACTGTTTGGCAAGATCGCTACAGAAATCGATTATTCCTTGGTTAGCATTTGGAATCTTAATTGAGTCGGTCTTGATATGAGCGACGGTAAATCCACGAGCCTGCACTGCATCCTGTAGAGTACGCATAAAAAGAGCACCACGAAGAGCAACAATATTATTGACATTTCGTCTATCTCTCATCGCATTCTCAAAGGAAGCACTAGTTAATCCATATGCACTGTTAAGAGCTAACTTTAATGCATCTGATAACCCGCCTGCTTGACTCTCATCTTCTAAATATTTTATAAGTTTACCATCAAACATTGTTCGCGCTAATGTAAAGTTTCCTGTTTTGATCGCTACACGAGCATGCATAAGATCCGCATAGCGCTGAGTATACTCTCCAAAATAATTCATTTGTATAATACTATTTGGATGCATACTCTGAATATCTATTAACGCGACATCAAAATACATCCCAGGTTCTGCATAAACATAACCACCCATACCAACGTCAGTTCCACGATACATGTTATGCATTTTATTATCTTCACCACGCACAAACTCATATCCAGGAAATGTTTCTTCAAGATTTGTGTACTCAAGTTGTGGTTTACGATTATCTCCAAAAACGATTCTAGTTGTTAGTTGATTAGTAGTCATATTAGGTGTTCCACCAGCTAAATCTGCTAAAATATTTCTTGCAATCCAATCGGGTTGATTATAATCAAAGACTCCTTCGGTAGCAATAACATCATTAGAACAATATTCAATTGCTTTAGGCCAATATTCCTCAGGTAAAGGCGCGTTGAAGTCGAATTCAAGTTCTTGATGATGTAATCCTAATTCTACCTCCCATTTTTTAAGACCTTTCTTTTCTCGACAGAAATCATACACATCGCTATAAGCAATACTATATGCTTCCCTAAAACCATTACGAACAGATCCTTCTTTTGAAATAATCTTTTGACTTAGATCAAAAAGTTGTTCATTAGTATACCCAATATAACGACCGTATAACATATGATCGTCGTATCGTTTATTATTAAACCCAATTAATTTATACCCGAATATATGTCCAACCTCTTGTGATGTAGGATTAACCATGGAAACAACTTTCTTATCTTTTCCCCGAAGTTTATAACATACTAGAAAGAAATTCTTAAATACTTCAACGTCATAAAAAACAATATCCTCATCTGTTCGATCTTTAGGATCTTCTGGTTGACGAATAATTATTCTATTTACTTCAGGAATAACTTCTGATGCCCATTTCATCTTGTTCACCAAATCGATGCAATACATTGCTTGGTGCGACGAGCTTGCAGCAAATGCCAAGACCGAAGACCTCATATCACTAACGTCATATACGGCTCCACTCGCATACATCTCGTCTAAGAGTTTATAGATGAAATCACATTCTGGTTTTGTCGAACCATGAAATTCTTTATTCATACATTTTTTGATCATTATACGTAAATGTTTTTCGTCTTCGACATTCTTCTTGTTGAACAATTTGTCTCCTCCTTTCTTTTCATCATACTCAAGGCCTGAGGTAAGTGTTGTAATTGGTTCAGTGTTGCACCAGGTCAACTTTCTACGAAGACTCGCGTTGCCGGTGAATACCTTTATCTCGATTCCTGTAGAATATAATCGCTTGAGTTCTGCCGTTCTACCTCCGCCCCAAATATAATGTAGATGAATACCTGCTCCAGACTTACTAAGTTCCGCATAGGTCTTGGGCCATTTATTTGCTGCTTCCAAATTCTTAACTAAAGATTTCTCTCCGCTTTCGTCTGGAATATCAAAGTCGATGACGATATGGTTCTCGTCTAACCCAGCAACATAGTGAAGTTTTGAAGTGTCAATGTCTTTGAGGGTCGTTGTGCAATTAACCCATCGATGCTCTGGTGTACCGGCATCATTTGTAAGCTGAGCCGGAGAGTCCTTGAATGTTTCATCAAACAATGACTCTGTCTTATCCATATGTAGCCAGTCGGTGTCTTGTTCTTCCTCTGCTTTGGGTTTTTGACCAAGATTAAAAATATCACCTTTGAATCCACGGTATACAGAACGAATCTGCTTCCCATCATCAAGTCTAGTAATATCATAAAAATTGTCAAAGTAAGCTTTCATCTCGGCGCGAAACACTCTTTTCTTTAATGGATATTGCTCTCCACTATCGTCACAATATTTCCTGTACATATCATAAAGTTGACGTAGCTGAAAGTAGTCTCCATGTTCAAGAACCAAGAAGTTTTCAAACACGAAATTATAGAGGGTGTTGGTCTCAAACATCATTTCTTTTGGTTGATAATATTGATAGTAATCTTCTCCCATCTTTAAATATTTTACAATACAATAGTCAGCGATGGCTCCAAGTTCAAAGTGAATATTCTTTATCAACTTTGTATACTCGGACTTTAATACTTTTTCACCAGAAGGATGAACGTCAATCAGTCGTCTAAGTAATCCAGATTTAGTATCAGAGATTGCAACTGGTTTATTTGTTCCAAGGAATAGAAAACAATTAACATGCATAGAATATTTGGTTTTGTGTTTCTCGTTCATAACAATATCCTCATGTGAGATTATTGAATTGAGGGTACTGTTATCTTCGATTTTAGATAGATCTCCATCATGTTGAATAGCTACAAGGGGATTTGTTTTAAAAACCTCAGCGCCAAAAGCATCATGACCAACCAGGTCTTTTGCGTTGAAAGAAATATAATAACCTTCAACGAGTTTCTGTAAGATATTGAGAAATGTCGACTTACCACTTCCGGCGCTTCCATATAGAGTGATAAATTTTTGGATATGTTTGCTGTCCCCGGTAAGGATCGCTCCAACAGCCCATTCAAGCTTATCTCTCTCGGTGGGTTTATATATGACACTCATAAGTTTATCATAGTTCTCAATCGATCCTGCTTGTCGTGCGTATGGAAGCCGTCGTGTAGCATGTGATGAACGGGTAAGTTCGTCGTTAGCAAAATGAATATTATCATCAAGGGGTGTCCAGTTATCCGGCATATTCTTGATATATGATACATACTTCTGCCAGTTTCCTGATTGGTAGTCTTCCATCAATCCATAGACAATTGGTTTGTCGGTTGGTTGTTTATTAACTACTTTCATAATTTCTGCATCAACAAGTTCGACAATCAGCATTTCGTCTTTAGACCATAATTTCTTTCGAGGATCATATACCGCATAAAAAGAATGGCTACGAGTCATAAGATCTTTTGAGCCAAATACTCTAAAATCTAAATAAACCTCGGTCGATCCTGCCTCACGGTTCTTACTGTTGTTTTTAGCTTCCCGGGTGTGAACCTTAATGAAATCCAAATATCTATCCTCCTTTCTAGTGTATTTTAGGCTTGTACGAAAGAAACACATATAAATGTAACCTACACATTGTTCTATAGGAATTTTATATGTATTTTATATATAAAATTTCTCCACAAATAAATAGATAAAGAGTGTAAAAAGTGTAATTTGTATCACAAAACCTTATAAATACATGTTACCAGGCCATTTTTCACCAATATACACTCCTATTTGACTCCAAAGATTTAGTTTTCGTAGGTTTTTTGGTGTGTCAAAAAACACAAAAATATTTGGAAAAGTGTCACAGTTACCTTTTTTATGTAAAAAACGGTCTAAAACGACACCAACTTTATCATAATCTTCGCTATTTAACACCCCGTCATAATTGATCAAACCAAGATTATTTATCAAATCCCAGAAGATTCTCTTATAATCCCACTCATCAACTAAAGGTCTACCGAATATTTTATCCTCAATTCGTATTGCGATTCCAATAAAAGTTTCTAACACTCGAGCTGGACCAAAATCACTATACTCTTCATATCCAATCTCATTAGCCCAAACCCCTCGTAACGCGATCCCATCCGAACCCCTATCTTCATCGTGCGGTACATTCGACCAAAACTCCCAACGATATAACTCTCGCAATAACATTCCATAGTTCTTATGAGGTACAACATTCATCTTCTTAACCAACCAAGTCAAATACTCTGCTTCATCATTTTTCATTAATAACACCTCCTTTCAGGCGTCCTTCAAACCTCCAAAGTTCTATTTAGAGAAAAAAAAAGAAGGAGAGCTTTTTAGCCCTCCTATTGAAATTATTCCAACTCGCTCTCTACTTCTTCTAAGACTTCATCGAATATTTTTGTCATAAACTCCCTGCATTTTGGTATTGCATACAGTAAATAGCTTAATAATACTTTTACTGGCCAAAATATCAAATCGAATACAAATGGTATAATATACCATTTATTTCTCCGAATCTGTATTTTATACCAGACGACAGATACCATTAAACCAACCAATATGCTTTTTAAAACATCTAGCATAGTTAATACCTCCTAAAATATAATTTATCTCATTATAGGAGATGTTTTGATTGCGAAAGAAAAGGGCCAAGCTTTCGCTTAACCCTTTTCCTCCAAGATACTCCTTCCAATAAGCAATACTAACCCTCTTCCTCCTTTTGTTAGACACATAAGAAGCATTATGATTACAATCAGAGGACTCAGAAGTGTATTAATCACGGTTGGTATAATATACCATTTCGTTTCCTTAATACGCCTCATGTTGTACCTCCAAGCATTAACATAACCACCACAGAATGCTTTAACATATTCCTTCATGTCAGTCTCCTCCTTTAATAAGTTATCTTTCATTATAGGAGGTGTTTTGATTACGAAAGAAAAGGGCCTATGTTTCCATAGACTCCTTTCCCTCAACAACATAATCAACTCGTTCATTTTCATACATGTCGAACACGTCGTACTTACCAGCTGGTAGCAGATCGATCAAGTCTCTGTCAATCACATACCGGTCATTCTTCTCAAACACCTCATAAGGGTCGTCGTACCTTTCTAGAATGCCTTGGTTTTCTTCTGCAGACTGTTCGTCTTTTTTACGAACTTGCCCACACAATAAACTTCCAACAAGTATAATAACTACGTTTGCAACCACTGCTGCCGATCCAAGAATTATTCCCGTCTTGTGTTTAACAACAAACTTCTTTGTCTTCTCCCAACCATCTTCCAATTTCGTTTTAATGTTCATAATAAAACTCCTTTCAAATATTGTTCTATTATAGGAGATGTTTATCGTGAGAAAAAGAAAAGAGAAGGGAATTTAACTAGCTTTCAACGCCAAACCTTTCGAATTGGGTCTTCCCGCTTCCAGTACTCCTTCCACTTCTCTCATTATAGGGCATGTTTTTATTGCGTTTAGGTATATAATTCCTTCTACTCTGTTAGGTTAATACCAGTAATATCAAAGATCTCCTTAATAACCTGTTCAACAATTATATTTTGATAAACACTATTCCAGAGAACAACATCATCATAATTTTCC